CGCCCATAGCAATCAACGATGCGCCTGCAACGGGATGTCCTGCGTACACCGCAAGACCACCAAGCACAACCAGCATCGTATTGATAGCCGCTTCATGCTCCCCGAACCAAGTAACGATCCCTTCAAGTTCCGTCTTGAAGCCCTGCATCGAAGTAGCTACATTTGTGAAGTCCAGCCCGGTTAAATCTTCGAACATTGCCACCATTGCTGGATAGTTGCTTTCGAAGCTGCTCCAGTCAACGTTCATTGCTACGATCAAACCAGCCAGCGCTTCAATCGCTAACAGTGCCGGGTTTGAAATCGCGAACCCTGCAAGTGCCGCTCCAACAGCGCCGATTGCACCTGACACAACGTATCCGTTGTCATTGAACCACTGGAAAATAGAAAGCACATCGTCCTTTACGCCGATGATTGTTTCGCTTGCCACTCCGAAAAGTTCAGAGAAAACAGCGCCAATTTGCTTTGCATCTGTTTCCTTGCCCGTGACCGCAGTGACAATGTTTGCAACCAGACCGCCTGCGACAACGGAAACATTGTTCCAGCCTTCACGCATCGTCTGCCCGAAATTGGACAGCAGCTTTTTCGCACGTCTGCCCATGCCTTCAAAGGTTTTTGTCAGCGCGTCAGGCAGCGCGTCCCACTTGATGCCGTCTTCCGTGAAGACCTCTGCGAAATATTCCTTGATCTTGCCGAAACCTGTTTCAAGCCACGTGATGCCGTTCTGTACAGATTCGGACAGCTTCGGCATGAAGGCATTCAGTTTCTGCATCGCCGGAAGCACGAACTTTTCAAGAATCGGCTTGCCGACAACGCCCTGAAACTGCCGCCAGCTTTCCTTCAGGTTCGCCATGACGTTTGCATATGCATCCGCTTCCTTCGCAGCCTGCCCGGTTGCGCCGGAATTCTGCATCATCTGCTTTGCATACGCAAGGCGGGTTGCCTGCTTTTGCGCTTCATCCAGTTTCGACCATGCCTTTGCATCCTTTACGATGCCCTGTTCAATCGCGTATGCCGCCATCTGCGTATCATTCGCAAACAGGCCGATTGCTTCACCGCCTTCATAGCTGCCGTTGATGAAACTGTTCAGGTGGGACATGGATTCGTCAAGGCTCATATCCCAGAAGGCCGCTGCGTCAGCCGCAATCAGCAAGCCGTCCGTTGCAAGGGTCGTTGCATCCGCAGTGCTGTAGCCCAGACCCTTGAATTTCGCCGTCAGGGAAGTCATCGCGCCCGTCATGCGGGTGGATGTGATGCCCGTTTGATTAGCAACTGCATTCAGCTTCAACTGCGCCGTGTCAGCATAGTCACCCATGATCTGTGCAAAGGCGGATTCTTCTGCTGCAATGTTTGCATATGCCTGCGTACACTGCTTGCCGAAGTCCACGACCGCCCGGACTGTGAATGCCGCAGCAACCGCTGAACCAATTTTCTTGAATGTTTTCGACAGATTGCTTTCTGCTTTCTTTGCATGTCCCACTGTTTGATCAATGCCGGACATTGCGCCCTTGCCATCAATGGCAATTTTGCCAAACAGTTCAAATACATTCAAAGCCGTTTCACCTGCCTTTCAAATGAAAAAGGCTGGTGTTTCACAGCCTTTTATCTTGTATTTCCTCTTTTTGTGTTGTTCCAGCGGTTTGCAAGCCCTGCGTCAATCGCCGGGGTCAGTTCACCGACCATCGCCCCCGTGTCAAGCAATACGACTTTAGGCATATTCCTTGACAGGAAGGTCATCAGTTGCCCCGTCTGTTCGATCATGGTTGCCCGGATGCCCTCATTCTCTGCGCCCACAGCCGCCCGGATGTAATCCTGAAGCAACGTGATCGGTGCGATTGCTTCCGCTCCCGCTTCACCACCGCCCAGCAGGGTGTCACCCATCCTGCCGAAGATGGTCGGCTGTGTCAGGATGCCGCCCTGTGCGTTCCACTTGAATTTCGGTACAGACGGAGGGTTCAGACTGAACTTGCCAGTCACAGTGATGGACGGCATTTTCAGTTTCGGCAGTGACCACTTGAACTTGAAGAAGCCCTTGATCTTGTCAATCGCACTGCGTACCTTGTCACGTGCAGCATCCAGCTTGTCTGCAATCGCCTTTTTGATGTTCTCAAAAGTGGTCTTCACCGTGGACAGCGCAGCTTTGAAATCGCTGAACTTGCCCTTGATCCAGCCCACGGCAGACCCTGTGACAGACTGGATTTTCTTCCACAAGTCAATCCAGAATGTGCGGAAGCCCTTGTTATTGTTCCACAGGTACACAAACGCCGCCACAAGTCCAGCGATCAGCGCAACGACAAGGGCAATCGGATTCGCAAGCAAGGCCGCATTGAACAGCAGGATTGCACTGCGCACCGCTTTGATTGCCTTTGTCGCAGCAGACATGATTGCTCCCCATTTCAGGATCAGCAGGAATGCGCTGATGCTGACCGTTGCGCCGATGATGACAGCAACCCACGCATCAATCGTGTTTTCGTTGTCCTTGATCCACTTCTTCAAATCCTTGACCTTTTTGACAAAGTTCTGAAGGTGTGGTATGGCAGCAAGTGCCATGTCCGCAACCTTGTTCTTGATCGCCGTCAGGATCGGTTCGCCAATCCTGCCCAGTTCAGCCATCGCATCAGACAGCCGTTCCTGCGCTTTTCGGGCTTCCATGACATCCTTGTTCGTTTCCTTGTACTGCTCAGATGCCTTGCTGTATGTGCCGTTCAGCGTGTTCATGATCAGGTCTTGACGTTCCTGCTCACTTGTGCATGCATCCAGCTTCTTCTGGAATTCCGACTCTTCAATTCCAGCCCATACAAGCGCATCGATCAGACCCCCGGTGAGAACGCCGCTTCTGGAAACCTCCTGACTGGATTCAGCGAGTGATTCAATCGGAAGGCTGTTTCCGAATGTGGCGTACACGCCCGTTGCTATGTCCGTCCATGTGGTCAGTTCCTTTTCATTATCAGAAAGCAGCGCCATGTGCTGTGCCGCTTCCACGGCCTGCTCTGTATCGCCCAGCACTGCATTCAGTTCTGAATAGGTGTTCTTTGCTTCTGTCGTTGAATGCCCGGATGCCTGAAAGGCGCTGTCCAGCAATCCCATCTGCGCCCGGTATTCCCTTGTCCCTTCGATTGCCGCGATCCATGCGCCGCCAAGTGCAGCGCCAGCCGTGACAACAGCCTTGCCGACTGTCAGCGCAGCGCCGCCAATCGCAGAAAAGGCAGAGGATGTCTTCTTCTCCGCTCCTTCGGCCTTTGCGCTTGTGTCATCAAGGGCTTTGTGCGCCTGATTCGCGTCAACCGCTATCGTTCCCAATAGTTTGAACAGTTCCATCCTGTTCACCCCCGCCATCGGGACAGAAGTTCATCAGCATCTGCGCTGATGTCCTCACTGTTTCCGTCAATCTTTCATGCGTTGGTGCTGCTTTGGTGGTGCTGCTCTTATCATTCAGGGATTCCCGGAATTCGTGCCATGACATATCGAAGACCCTGTGAAGCCAGACTTCCCATGCGGTCTTGTCTTCCATTTCCTCATTCCGAATGTTGATCACTTCGCGGACGAACTCATACAGCCGCCCTGTGTCGATCATCGCGTCAAGCAGTTCCAGCGGGTTTGCATACCGCTGGTACAACAGGTCAGCAAGCCGGATGTCGTTTACTTGAACTGCTTGATAACAGCCGTAAAAAAATCACGGAAGCCCTCATGCTTGATGACGGACATGATCATTTCGCCAAAGTCCGCCATCGGCAGATCAGCGATCTCCGCTTCCTTCAGGCCGGACAGACGGGCAAGAAGGTTGTACACATCCTTTTCGCAGTCTTCCATGTGTGCCAGCACAATCGCAACAACATCAATCGAAGCGCCGATGCCGATGGAAGCAATGTCACTCACGGACAGTTCACCGTTGTTCTTTTCCATCATTTCATTGATTGCTGCCCTTGTGCTTTCGTCCTCGAAGATCCCCTTGCATTCCTTCACGCCGATCTTCGACAGAATGCGGGTCACAAGAAAAAAGTCACTTGCCTTCAGTGCGCGAAGTTCATATTTCTGTTCCATGTTTTTCTTCCTCCGTTCTCAATCAGTTCTTATTCAAAAGAAAGGGCAGGGAACAATCCCTGCCCCGTTGTCATCAAGCGCCTTCCGGATAGTAGATACGCCACGGCAGCTTGTCCATGTCGGTATCGGGGTCAGCGTGACATTCGAAGGTGTACTTGCCCACAGCACCTTCCTTGTTCTTGCCTTCGGTTTCAAAGCCAGTCGTGCAAAGGGCATTGTCAAGGATAGCAATGACAGGCTTGTTGTTCAGCATCTTGCCGACAAAGGCAATGTTCTCCCAATAGTCACCGATTTCAATTTCAGCCTTGCTTTCGATCAGGGCATAGCCAGTCACGTCAGATTCAGCGTTGACAGCACCCATCGCAGCAGCGGCGATGACATCGGTGGACAGTTCGATGAAGTTCACTTCCAGCGTGGCCTTCTCGCCCGTCTTCACGCGCAGACCCTTCACCAGCACGTCAGCGCCGTCAACAGGCACGTCATACACTTCAGGCACGATAGACAGCTTGCTGCCGCCAGAAGTCGCGCCCACAAGCGTTTCTTCGAAGTTCCAAGTGCCGCCCGTGTGCTTCAGACCCTTGTGGATCGTGCCAGCGCCGAAGAGGATATTCTTTACGGTATCCGCAGTGACACCATTCTTGCCTGCGATCATATCAATTCACTCTCCATTCTTGTACATCAAGATTGATCTTCATGCTCACAATGTTAGAATCACCCACGGGAACAACATCCCCGCCTTCATAAGAAACAGCGATCCCGTTGCCATTCGGCAGGATCGCTGTCTGTGATGCATGCTTTTCAATTGTTTCCTTGTCCTGAAACAGGAGCATCCAGTTTTCCTTCCCGGCATAGCCTTGCAGGATGACTGTCGTGTCCTGTTTTCCGTTTTCGTCCCTTGTCAGTGATTCAGGTTCGATACAGCTTCCGACCCAATACCGGGAAGGGATCGTGTCGTTCCATTGCATGAAGGCAAAGGGAATGCCGATGCCATCCAGCAGGTCGGTAATATACTTCATTGCAGCAAGGGTCATTTCATCCCCTCCTTCAGCATTTCTGCAAGCATCGCTTTCGCCTTCGGCATCGTTGTCTTGAAGGCGTTTTCCAGTGTGTAGGACGGGTCACGTCCGTCTGTCGCGTATGCATCAAGGTGCTTGACCTTCCGCAGGAAATCAGCCGCTTCCTGTGCTTCTGCCTGCGATGCGTAGGTCTGGCCTGTCTTTGACCGGGTTTCACCGTTCTTGATGTAGACCCACCAGCCCTTGCGACCGCCGCCGTTTGCAGCATGAGAACCAGTGCCGAACTCTTCCCAATACACGGATTCAAGAGGGCTTCCGATCATCGCTTCTCCTGCGCCTTCATCTACAATGCTTTTGTATGATCCGCGCAGCTTTGAGCCTTCCTGACCGTCCAGCTTGCAGTTACGCTTCGCGTGGGATTCAACTTCAAAGCCTGCTTCATGCAGCCAGCGTTTCGAAATGTCATTCAGTGCAGCCTTGACTTCGAAACTGTAATCATTCAGTTTGACAGGCATGTCACTGACCCCCTGTGTACTTCAGGAAGATTTCCCACTGCGACCCGTCCTTCAACAGCATCGGATTGTCAATCAGCATGATGTCATAGACTTTGCCGTCAATGACCATGCGTGAATTCTCCGCCCACACCTTCGGATTCAGGATCACATAGTCACACACGAACACATGGGACGATTCCTGAATCTTCGCGTTGTACACCCTGTACCGGGAATCGCCGGATACAAGGTCAAGCCAGCCGTGCAGGGTCTGCACATCTGTCCACGTCTTTTCCTGAAGGCCGTATTCGGTCTTTTGAACCGTGCTGATCTGAATCACAGCATCAATGTTTCCGCCGATGCCCTTCATGTTCTCACACCCTGTCCGAATCGCGCCTTCATGTACCCGTCAAGGAAGCCCATCAGGTGCTGAGGATAGCCCCGCACCGTGTCCGATGCATCCGGGACTTTGTAGGTCACGGAATGCCGGGAGATCGTTTCAGACTGGATGCCAGCGCTGACCTTCTTCCGGTTTTCCACATCGTACTTCATCAGTTCCATGACACCGACCTTGATGTCAGCCGGATAGTCAACCAGCGTGACGAAGATGTCAATTTCATCACGGGTCGTTTCATTGACCCGGAAGGTATGGTCATCCGCTTCCTTGATCGTATACAGGCCGTCATTCTTTTCGCTGCCGCTGACGTGGATCGTATCGCCCACCTTGTACGGGTTCATGGCTTCGACCATGAAAAGACCGCCGACAACATCAGCGATCCTGCCAGTTCCCTTCAGTTGAAAGCTGTTGTTCGTGTGCTTCCGGATGAACAGTTCGATTGCCTGAAGACGTGCTTCAAGCGTTGCGTCAGGTGCATCCGTGTCCACATGCTCCCTGAACTCTGCCACAGTCATGATCATTGCATCTTCACCGCCTTGATCGCGTTGAGAATATCACCCTTCTTCGTCAGGCCGTCCAGTGCGATGCCCTGTGCTTCTGCATATGCCTTCAGTTCTTTCACAGTCATGCTGTCAAGGTTCACGTCAGTTTCGATATTTTCAACGTTTTCAGGCTGGTTGTCCTGCACGGGGTCGGTATCCTCCTTGCCTTCAGGCTGGTTGTCCTGCACGGGGTCGGTATCCTCCGTGCCTTCAGGCTGGTTGTCCTGCACGGGGTCG